CCGGCATGACCCTGCGCGACTACTTTGCGGCCAAGGCGATGCAAGGTTTCATGGTAGGGGTCGAAATGCCTCGCTTTGACAACATTGCAAAGGTTGCTTACGAGATGGCCGACGCCATGCTGGAGGCACGCAAATGAGCGGCCCGTACTTTGAAACCTGGGAGCGCGAGAATCTCGTCCAGTTCTGCAAAGAGGCTTACGAGAAGTTGCAGCGCCAAGAGGAAGAGTTGCAGCGGCTTCGGTTGCTGACGCACGATCGAGGAGACAAGCCATGCAAATAGCCCTAGCCCTGCTCACTCTATCCATCTTGATGCTAGTGCTGATCCCCGTCCTGCTGCATTTCTCCGAAGGGGATCTGGCCTTTAATCTCAAGTTTTGGGGCGTTGTTCTGTTTTTGCTTGCGGTGGTGGCGCTGTATGGGAGCTAACCACCGACAGCAGATCGTGCGTCAACTGCTGCGCGACAACCCCGAGGGGCTAACTGTTGCCCAGCTCACACAACTTGCAGGCACTGACAAATCGCACATCCACAGGATGATCAACACGTTCCCAGACGCATACATCGACCGATGGATCAAGCACGACAACTTCGTAACCGCCGTCTGGTGTGTTGTCGTACCGCCCGAGAACTGCCCTAGACCTAGTAGGAAAAAATGAGCAAACTTAAAACTGCAACCATCCCAGACCATCACAAGGTGCAAGCAAAGGCGTTGCTGAATGAAGCTATTGACGAGGAGCCAGACACCGTGATCGTGCTGTGTTTCTGGAAAGACAAGGGCCAATTCAAGATCAAGTCATCGACCGTACCAGACAGGCTGCAATTGATTGGTGCACTCGAAGAAGCAAAGATGCACATCGTTGAGAAAGGATATGCGACATGATCGATTACGCCTACCCCTGCATGATGGCCGAGAACGCCCTCAAAGACCTCCACAACGCGGCCATTGAAGGGCGCATGGACGATGCGCTGGAATACGCGCTGGTGGCGATGGCAGAGGCGCGCCTGATGTATCAGGCGTTACGCCATATGCAAGGCGGCATCTCGCACTTCAGCGACACGGCGACCCCAGCCCTTGCCGAAGGTGTCCCAGGTCGGCAGTGACTGCATGAAGGCTAGTCGTGTTTCCTGATACTTCTCAATGATGGCGGCGGGTTCCATCGCAGCCACCTTGGCCAGCGTACCCGCGCCGATAGCGCCGTCCGGCACAGCGCCAACAGTCTGCTGTAGCCACTTGGCGGCGCGCCCTGGGCCGCTGTTGATCGCTGCGTCAAAGACGGCATAGTCCACGCCGGCAGGCAGGTCGTCGCCGCGCACCTTGTCCCAGTATTTGGCCTTGTACATCGGGCCAACGATCTCAGGCGTTAGCGCCCGCATAGCCTTCTCGTCCACCTCGTGGCCGACCCACTCCTCCCAGACGCGCTTGGTTACTCCTAAATTAGTCATCCCCCCGGGATCAAGTTTGTGGTGTACATACCCTCCTTCGTGGTGGAGGATGGCCTTCAGGGCTTCGTCGAAGTTTTCTTTCACTTTTTATGGTTCCTCATGTCGGCCAGCTTCTCAACTGTGCGGCCACCAAAGTACGCCAGAAAGATGATCTGCCCCCTCTGGCCAAGCAACTGGACGTAGCTCTCTTGGGCGTTGTAGCCGAAGGCCGACATGGCGGTGAACATGAAATACGCCACGAAGATGGCGATCAGCGCCAAAGGCCGAATGTTCTTTGACAGCCACGAATCGCTACCCATGTCGCTACGCCAGCGCTCGGTGACGTTCTCCTGCTCGGTCTTATAGATCTCGGTGTCGTTGGCCATCTTGGCCAGCTCACCATCTTGCGCCATCTTGGCCAGCTCTAGATTAGCCTTCGCCTTGGCCTCGGGGTCGGGAATCAACTTGTCGATGAGCTTGCCACCGACATCAAGAAGCGCTGCGAGAGGGAACATGGTTTACTCCTGCGTCTGTTGTACGCCGCCACGAGCGCCGCCGCTCAAGACGTTTGCCGCCGCGTCTTGCACCCAGTCGATGCCGTATCGACGTCCAATTTCGACGGCGTCTCGGACTTTTTGTGGGTCGATTGCAGCAGCGCGGGGAGCTACGGCTTGAAACACTTTTACGGCATCGGCTGGGTTCAACAACAGGTTCTTCAGCCGCTCTTCCGTAGCTTCAGACGCCTTCTTCGCCCAGAACTTGCTGAACAGCGACGTGATGGCGTAAGTAGCGCCGGAAACCGGGTTGTAAATGCGCGAAATGATCTGCTCTGGCGGAATGCCGGTAAGCTGTTCCACGGGTGTTTTAGGGACCGTCTCACCACGGAAAGGCACTTGCGTAATGTCACGCCCCATGCGCTGGGACACTTCCGCAAAATCGGCTACTTTCTGGGCGTAGGTCGGGCCAAAGACGCGGTTGAACACAGCCGCCTTGGTGCGGTCATTGAGCAACGCCACCGGGTCGCCAGCGTTGATGATGTCGTCCAGCATGAACGAACGCGCGGCGTTGACGGCGTCTTTATTTGCGCCGTATTGCTGCATGAACTTGGCAGTGAAGTTCACATCGCCGTACATGCGCGACACTAGCTCCTGCGGGCTCTTGAACCCGCTTTGGCTGACGATTTGCTCGCCCGCCACGCGCTGGAAATCAGCATTCAGACGGTTGCGCTGCGCAATCAGGTTTTGCACGTTGGTGCTGGCAGCTTGCAGTTCATCGCGCAGTCCAGGCACCAAGGAAACGCCGCCTTCGTTGGCTTTGATCCACTTGGCAGCGGCCTTGGGGTCAAGCACATCGTTTTTCAGCGCTGCGCGGCTAAAGCTATCCAAGAACGCATCGCGGGCTACCCGCACGCCCTCATCGCCTGTTGCGCGGATGAACTCATCGACGTTAGAGCGATTGCCAATAATCGCCGGGGCAATCTGCTCGACGAATTTCTTGCGGTCAATCGAGCGCAGCGTCTCCGCCGTAAACGGCAGCCCGACGCGCTGAAGGTAGGCGTTGTCCGCGTTGCGATACGCCGTCACAAAGTCGGGGTCCAGATTGTCGATATGACCGCCGACGCGCGATTTCAGTTCGGACAGCAAGCGGACGTCTGCCGGGTCTGTGGTTCGGCGAAGTTGCTTGTTGATCTCGCGCTTGAGCGAGTCAAGGTCTTCCACCGTAGCGGCGGCAAAGCGCTGCCCACCTTCAGTCATCGGACGGCCTTCGGCGGTCACGATGGCGCTAGGCTCCGTCGTCTCGGGGCGGAATCGGCTGCGAACGCGGTTGTAAATAGACGGGAATGTCTTGAACACGTCAGAAGCCTGCGCTCCCGCTACAAAGTTGTAGATGTCATCGACTGACCCGGCAGGCAGTTCGACATTTTTGGCTTGCGCGATCTTAAACGCCTCGTCGTACAGGGGCCGAGTAGAAGCGCGCGCTTCGTCTTCGCGCTTAGCCAGCAGCGACGACACCCGTTGGCCAAACGCCGTCGGATCAACGCTTTGATCCTGATATGCCTGGGCGATCTGCTCGTCAACGCTACGAACGCGCCGCGCTTGCACTTTAGCCAGATCAGGCCCAACAACATTGACCTGCGCTTTGGTCGGGTCGCCAAACAGACGAATTTGGTTGGCCGTCAGCGCCTGCTTGGCCTGCTCAAACTGCGCGCCGTATTGAGCGCGGAAAACCGGATCTTTAGACGCAAGGCTTTGGATGAAGTTGTTGATGACCGGGTTGTCAGCCAACAGCGCGCTGATCGGCATCTGAACTGGCGCGCCGCCAGGGGCTTTAATTGATATGTTTTCCTGCGCTTTAGCCGCTTTTGTCAGCGTATCCATGAACTTAGGATCCGCCGCTGCCGCTGCGATGAAAACGTTGCTAATGCGGTTATCGACATCTTTTAGCAGTTCGTCTTCAGGAACAGTCCCCCGCACTTTGGCCCATTGCCCTTTAGCCAAATCGTAAGCCTTGCCGCCCAAAGCCGTGGTCCGCAGAGCGCTACCCGCAGTAAGACCAGCGCCAGCGCCGCCCACTACGCCGCCAAGAATACGGCCAGGAGTTCCGCCTACCGCTTCACCGGCCATTCCGCCTGCTTCTGCACCCGCTCCGATAGCTACTTGTTCAGCGGGGCGCATGACCGTCTGGCCAAGGACGCCCATACGGCGCACGCCTGCCAACGGCGGGAACAAATAAGATTCGGGCGACGTAACTGCTTGCAAGCCACCGGCGATGATCTTCTCGCCCATCGTCTGCGGCTCTGCTCCCGTGGAACCCAACGCGCCCATGATGCCGCGATAGACAGGCTCACGGGCTTCCGCAAAAACTTGCCCTGGCGGGCGTTGAGGAGCTATAGGCTGGGTAGGCGCGCGCAGCGCCGTGACCAGCTCAGGAACGCCTCGCCCCAAAGCGCTTTCGCCAATTAGTGCGCCTAAACCTGCGACCAAGCCAGCACTTGACGCGGGGCCTTTACGCAAGGCTTCGGTCATGTAGCCTTCGGAAGAAGGGCCCGCAAGCATTTGCAACGTCTCGTTAGACAGAGACGCCATGTTTCCGGAAGCAATAGCTTCTAATTCTGCATCGGACAGCTTGCTCAGGTCGGCCATTATTTAGCTCCTTCACGACGACGACGCGCCAGTTCAGCAGCAGCCCGCGCGGCCAAATCCCCGCCAGCAGCAGGCGCGCCTCCAGCCGGACGCGGGGCAAACTCAGGGAAGTCTAGCGCAGCGTCCACCGCTTCCGCAGAATAACCCGGCGAACGCAAGGCGATGGT